CATAGTTTATTTGCTTCTTTATAAGTACCATCTCTCATCATAAAGGGGTGATCTGGTGTAACATCTAAATATTTTTCATTATCTAACCACACTCTTATTAATTTTGATTTCTTTACCTTATGTGCATTATAAGCTTTACCTGGAACTATAGTTCCATCTTCTTTACATGAGTATACCCAAAATTCATTTTCTCTCCCTAATTCAGATAATTCTTTTAATGTTTTTACTTCACCAGATAATAATGGTATCTTAGTATCGCCTCGCAAACACATTCCTGCGCCAAAAGATATTCCAATTCCTGTAAAACTAGAATCCTCTAATTCACTATATACAACAGCTAATCCTTCTGTCATTTTAAAAATATTTTTATATCCTAATTCAGTGAAAACACTTTGTAAGGTTTTGGAATGGAATATAATATCAAAATTACTATCAATAGGTTCAGCAGGGATACAATAATAAACTATATCATCTTCATTGGCTGATTCACCCGCGACACCTTTAATAAGTTCTTTTACCATAACAATGCTTACAGGCTCTTGAGGATTAAGAACTCCCTTTGCCATTGGTCTTAAACATTCTTGATGGAATAGATTTGCAAACTTAAATGCATCATCACCCAATATATGTATAACATCATTGATTTTAAGAAAGTTAGCACCAGATTTCTGAAGCATTTTCTCTCCAAATTGCATGGCACTTCCTTGCATAAATTTACCAGGATCAATTTTGAAAAAGGCGTCTTTTACTTTATATAATTGAACACCATCTTCTTCACTTCTTTCAGATACACAAATATTACCAGTACCTACATCTATACCAATTACTTTAGGTTTGCTTTTCATATTTTCTCCGGATTATATTTTTCCAATGCGTTTATTATTAAATGACGATTCTACCTTTATCTCATCCTGTTCAAAATTTAATTTAGGTACATCGTCTAACGCATTGGTTTTTTTATTCTTATTAAAAATTTTTAGCTTAGCTTTTTCGTCTAAATTGTCTTCAGTGTTATTTATACTAAATTTGCTATTAATAGTCTTAATAGATAGGTATACTAAGCATATAAACACACATGTTATAAATTCAATACAAAATATTGTAAAAATCAATTCATACATATTGTTTTACTCGTCCTCCTCGTCTTCCATCTCATCAATACTTTTCATTAGTTCATCAACACTTTTAAATGTTGTGTAATGATCATCTAATGTACCTTCAGCTTTCCATTTTTCGTAGTCGTCTTTACTTTTATCTAGTTCGTCTTTCTGATCTTTAATTTTATCCTCTGTAAAGCCCATGAATGTCATTTCATATAGAGCATGTGAGATAATATCTTCATTACTAAACGTATGATTAGAGTTATCAGCTTTAACTTCCATATCAGCCCATTCACCCCATTTCAGAAACTCTAAAGCCCATGTTATCTCTTGATTACCGAAATCATTTGGATCGTCTAAATTACTATTATCAGAAATATATTTAAAATCATCCTGATCTTTATTTAGTACACCGTCTCTACCATATACATGAGCCCAATGATCTTTAGGTTCTAGTGGTTCTTTTAGTATGTCATCATATATCATCCAATCGATACAAAGTCTCATCTTTGTCTCTTTTGGCTTAATATCTAACATCTTATAAAATATATGCTCATACCCTATTAGGTTCTCTTTCTCCTCGGCGTACAGCTTGGTAAAGCTCATGGAAACATCTTCCCATGTACAAAGATTGGCTAATTCCTGTAGTTTCATAATGTTTTATTCCTTTTCACTATCTTCTAGATGTCTTTCAAAATATTCGTACATTTGTTTTACATTATCCTCATTATCCATGAAAATAGCTACCACAGAAGCCAACATTACATTGTCCGGACATGTGGCATCTGGATCTACGTGATGATCACTAGGCAACATTAATGTTATTTCGTTGTCTGCTGTAATTACTACAGCGGCATCAGTATCATTAAGAACTGTTTTGTTATTTTCTTTACTCTTCATTTTATTCCTTATTCTGATTTAAAAAAAATTATGTCCTAATGCAATTTTTTGTTGCATTTTTTCTTTTACTTCATTCCAACTTAAAGGTGTGAAATTATTACAATCTACACCCACATCAAAACTTAAATTATCTGTAACAATTCTGCCATGTGAATGACCAAATAAATGCCAAGACCCATGACATGACCCTTTCCATGTTCTCATACAATAATGACAAAGGGTTATTTGTTGTTTGTCTATTTTCATGTCTTTTAGTGGTGTAACATCAGTAAAATTATCATACATCACCTGAGACATTTCGTCATGATTACCTATGATCAGGCTCTTCTTACCATTCAACGCCATTTGCCAATGGCCATGTTCTTTCCAAGCAAAATCACCTAGAATATATACTAGATCTTTCTTACCAACCTTTTTATTCCAATTTTCAACTATTTGCTGATTCATGTCCATAACATTGTTAAATGGTCTGTTACAATGTTTACGAATCGAATCGTGATCTAGATGTAGCTATAGATCTGCCGTAAAGAATACATTACTCATGATGGTATCCCCTATTGGCAGATCTATTATCTCCTATTTTTTTCTTTTCCATTTTTCACCTTTTTCATATTTCTCTATTAAATCTAAACATCCTTGATGTTCTATCCAATTACCTTTATACATTTTTATATCTTTTATTAATTCTTCTAATGGTATACTATTATCCAAACCATAATTAAACATGTCTTTATGTCTTTTTCTGACATTATCAGGCATAGATATTAATTTACAATTACATGGATGTCTTAAAATTTCGGGAAATATATTATTTTCAAATCCAGATTTTCTTCCATATTTATGATCTCTAACTAATCCCGTTTTATTTTTTCTCATATTATATACACCACATATTTTTAATTTTTCTTTATCTTCTTTACTAATATGATTAAACATTCTTTCTATCCATGCGGCTTCTTTAAAATATATTTCATAATTTGTTTTCTTATCTAGGGTAGGCCAACGACCACGATCTTCCATCGTTTTCCGAAATTTTATCTTAAATTCATCTGTCCATTTTTCTGCTGATTTTTTCCCTATAATTTTTTTTGTTTCTTCTGTGGGTGAACAAATATATGATTCCCTTGTTCTTCCTCCATGCATTTTTTTAATTAATTCTTTTGAAAACTTCTTTCCTCTATTTGCACTACCAGCCCTATATCTTCTATCTGGGTCTTCCATTAATTTTTTTGCATATTTACTCTGTTGTTTTCTAAGATCATCATTCCATTTATTACCGAAATTATTATTATTTTCACCTCTGTGAGTTTCTCCATATTTCTTTTTTGTTTCTTCTGACCAATTACATTTTCCTATTTGATATTTGTTTTTATGGTCTTTATTACAAAAATATGACTTATTAGGTTTTATTAAACATGGATATCTAAAAACATCCTTTCCACAAAATGAACATTGTACTTTTACTTTATCCACCTTTCTCATAATGACTCCTTTTATATTATTTATAAAAAGAATCGATATCGTGTGAAAGATGGCAATCTGCTGTGAAAAAGGTGTTCATATTATTCTGGTCGGTCATTAAAATTGAAAAGTTTTTGGCTAATCAAATGTTCGATATCATCCCGGTTTTTTGATATATCACGTACCATACTATGTAAAAGTTCTTTGTCCTTATCTCTGTTCAACTCGTTGCTAGATATATAATCTACAATTTCATTAATTTTTTCAACAATAATATCGAATTTCATATCTAACGATAAGTTACCAGTACGATAAACGTCCTCAATTTTTTCAATCATTTTCAATTACATCAATTTTTGGTTTTGGTTGATCTGTTAATTTTATCTCGTTACTAAACGAACTTTCAAAATTATTAGCCTTATGTATAGCATGTTGAATCCATTTTAATAACTCATATGCTTTTTTTGCGGGTTCATACGAGTTAGTAATACCTAAACTAGAATTTAAATTACCACTATCTAATCTGGGCATTAAAATTTCTCTTGCACAACTTAAATGAGCCTCAGCTGATTTAAAATCCATTTCACTATTTTGTTCCAATACATGTGGGTCTATTGTAGTAATTAGTTGTTCAATATTTTTCCATTGACCCATCAAGATCCTAGAATAAAAATCTAAAGCATTCTTTATAAGCATTGCTTGATCTTCATTCATTTCAATTTTAATCGTTTTACTCATCATCCTTTTCTAGTATTAAGAAATCTTCAAATCCACCAAAGCGTGTTTTTTTATCTTCTATTAACACATCTATTCGTTTAATATTAATGTTATTGTATTCGATTATTGTTTGTAAAACTGTCATAACATCGCATATTTCTTCTGCAACTTCTTCTTTAGTTTTCGCGTTCCCTAACTCATTTACTTCTTCGCGAAGTTTATCAAAAAGATATGTTTTTTGAATTATCTCTTTTTCGATTTCGTTATCTGTTATATCTTTAATATAATATAACTTAACATCTTCGTCTTTTATAATCTCTTTATATTTGTCGCGAATTAATTTTTTCATTTACAGAGTTCCAATATTAATGCATAAGACTGAATTTCCTTATCAAGGACCATTGCCATCTTATATAAATATTCAGCAATTAAAATTTGTTTACATCCCTCATCTTCAAACTTATTAAATAATTCACTTACCAATAATTCATAATCATTGTTAAATTTTTCTTCGTTTTGTATCAGGTACTTTCTAGCATCTCTTGGCTTATTTTTATCAATAAACTTTAAAATATTATTTAATACTTCATAAATTTGTGAATTATCTGATACCCCATTATTTATTAATTTTCCGCTAATACACCAATGTTCCAAATTATTGATAATAGACCTGATATCAGGAAATAATTTAAAAACCACTTCCCCCACAAACTCTTTTAAAACAGGTTCTTCCCATTCGATTTGTTCATTTTGCATAATATTAATAATTCTGGTTGTTATATCAGCTTTAGAATATTGCATTTTAATCGGTGTACATCTACTTTGTAACGGGTCAATAATTCTATTCAAATAATTACAGGTTAAAATAAACCTTGTATCATCAGATGAATCTTCTATTAATCCTCTTAATGCTCCCTGTGCACTTCCACCTGTACCTACATTACTAGAAAGATTATCTGCCTCATCTAATATTACGATTTTTATAACATCATTTAAACTAACACAATCACAAAATTCTTTTACTTTGGTTCTAATTGTGTCAACATTACCTTCTTGACCACAATTAATATACAAAGAAATTGCACCTAATTCATTAGTAATAATATGGGCTAAACTAGTTTTACCCATACCCTGTTTCCCAGCTAACAGAATATTACAAATAGTTTTCTTATCTAGGTAATCTCTAATTAACTTTTTAGTACTAGGATCTAAAATTAAATCCTTTAAACCAATTGGTCTATATTTTTCAACAAAATTTATTTCATTCATTAGCAGTGCTCTCTAATTTTATTAGCTAGTTTTCCTTTTTCATACATTTTCTCATATATAGTATAATCTATTTTCGGTAGAAATTTAAATTGAAAATCTTTCATATACGTACCGTCATCAGAAATTGCCTTAATTAATTTTTCTTTTTGTAAGAAAACACACACCTCCCAAACACCTGAACATGTATCACCCCAGCGCCAACCATGAAAAAGATGACGGTACGCATAAGCATCGCCTAGTATTCCATCTACTACTTCTTCAATTTTAAATTTAGTCGTTTCACCTTTACTTTGCTTGTAAATAAAGCCTAAAACTTGTTTAGAATATTGCATTTAAATTCTATAGAAGACCGCGGAATGCTTTAGTACACCCGTTGGCATCTAAGCCCATTTTTTGTAAAACTTCATCAGTAAAACTGTCCATCTTATCCATGATATCTTTTTTGTCATCAGTAATAAGATAGAATTTAACGTCCTTACCAATTGCCTCTTTAATACCCTCAGTTAAATACTCTGGAGCACACCAAGGCATATGCATATCTTTACCAGTGTAAAATCTAGCCATACGCCAAACATATGCGTAAATGCCATTTTTAGGTCTTGATGTTTTAATAGTAAGTCCGTTACCTCTTGGCGAAATTTCTCGAATTGCACGATCGGTATCCGAAACAACTTCCGAAATATAATCGTTAACTTCTTTAGGAACTAAACCACGATATGAATTCATTTCATTACTCCTTTAAAATTTGTCCTTAATATAATATAGCTGTTTAAACAAAAAAATCAAGTATTTTTATTAAAATATCCCAAAAAATATAGTATAATATAAATAGTTGCTCATAGTTTTACTCCTTTAAAAAAAGGCTAGATATAATCTAGTCTTTTTTTGTGTTTAAAATCATAAATAATAAAAATATGTATTGAAGGGTATATTAAAGTGATCACATTTAGAAAGTATTTAAGAGAAGAGTATATTAAGGGTGGATTAGGTGATAATAAATCTATTCAAGATATTGCCACTAAACACGATGTTGACCCATCTGTTATTCTTAATGAATTAATTATGGGTATCAAAGTTGAGTTTGAACACGTAAATAAGAAAAAAGATTCAGATGATGACATTATTGATTTTTCTGAAGATCAAATAGTAGATTTTATTATGGACGATACAGATAATTTTTCTGATGCTGAATTGGGTGTATTAAATAAAAGTTTAGAAATATCTAAGGATCATCTTACAGAGATGTCTGACTACTACACAAAATTAGCAGACATGGAAAATGAGGAAGATTAAATAAAAATATAGTGTAGTTACAGTAAAACACCCAATACTAAAAATTAATTAATATTGGGTGTTTTTTTGTGCTTTAATAACTATTTAAAACGAAAAACCATATGACGCACGTGCATTCCATCCCGGAGGTGTTTTTGATTTACTTTTTATAAATTTATATATATCTTTAAAATTAGTTGCGGCTTCCCAAACAAAGAAACGGTCATATACTGAATTCTTATCTTTAGCTGTGTAGAAAATAAAATAGTCAATTTTATCCATCTTTATATATACTGTAGTATGTATTGATAAGATAAATTTACATAAATCTGTACTATCCATACTTTTAATATCCTCTTTAAGTACAGTCGCGGCCGCACTAACTATAACCGGATCCGATATATCAGCATTAATTGCTGCAGTACAAAAATCGTTAGCTAACTTATCAACAGACTCTTTAGCTGTCATTTTACCATCGGTTATATTATTCATTTCTTTTTTAGGATCTAATTCTTTTTTAAGATATTCCAACAATCCGGATTTACCAATATATTTTTTACTAACATTTCCAGTCTTTGGTAGAACTAAATCTGATTTAAACATATCATTTAGTCTTTTAATAAAAGCTTGACCATCAATTTTTCCACTTTTATTAGCTACAGGTCGACCACCGGTTACCTTTACCTCAACCTTTTTACTACCATATAGTAGATCACCTCCACCTTCACCCCCAGGTTTATTAGTTAAATTAGTAAAAAGACCGAGTACAAACTCACCTTTTCCTATTGATATACTACCATAGGTATCGTCTGTGTTTGCTATCTCCATAATTGCATCTTTACTCAGACCATATTTTTGCTCATAATAAGAGCCAACATTAGATGTAGAGTCATATGAACCACTTTTCATAGATACATTATAAAAGCTTTTATTGTCTATATCATTTTTTAAATTATTCAACTGTTCAGTGGTACCCTTAAAATATTTTTTGAATTTAAACTTAACCATCTCAATAAGTTTTTTATTACTATCATATTTACTAGCTACCACAAGTGACTCACATATGTTTTCGAAAATCTTAGATTGTATTTCATTACTAATACCAACTATACCATCATAGTCATTACTATCTATAATTCCTAGTAGTTTAGCACCTTTAATTTCCTTATCCGAGATATATATATTCATATCTTTTTCTCGTAAATATCTCTTAAAACTAATCATATTTTTACCTTTTATTTATTTATTATAAACCATATCCACCATATACACCATCACTATCCTCCTGGTCTATACTGTCGACAGCATTTTCATAGTCAAATATCTCATTAGAAGAATCTTCATACCATTGTTTATATTCACTCTTATCAGTAGTTCTTGGTTCTTCTTGATCATCACCAGGTACATCCTCGGCACTAGGATCCCTACGAACTACATCACATTTCCAAATATATTTTCCCATTAATGGATTTAATCCATCGGTATTTAAATTTCTATCTGATACTGTTGTTATTTCATATTCTTCTTTATTATTACCGTCACCTATATCCGCATTACCATCCTCAAAGTCTATTCTAAAGAAATCACCAGCTTGAGGTGCTACATTCCAATATGGACCAGCATCTGTTGCGGGATATTTGAAATATATTACAGGACCTTGTACTGTACCAGTTAATACACCAGTACCACTGATATCAATAGTACCACTGTAATTACCGGTTAATCTACCAGCTAAATACCTTGTACCATAGTCGTAATAGTTTACATTTTTTATATCGGGATTTACAGGTCTTAACTGTGGAATAATATCTTCATCCAAATATCCACTAACATTACCACTTGGACCCATTATATTAGCACTAACAATACCAGATAAATCACTATTATAAACCTGTCCGCTTATAACACCCGTAAACCCACTTACTTGAGAATATACTGATGTAGATAGTTGTGTAGATGCTGTTGTACCTATCATATCTTTGTACTGTTCGTAGAAGTCATCCATTGTGAAATAAATAGCGGCATCACCGTCGGTTTCAATACCCATATTATTTAATAAAAATGAATCACCCAACATTTCCATATACACAACCATTGGTGCACTTAAATAATAAGTTGCGGTAGTGTGTTCACCATATACATAATTTGCATAACCGGATGGGACATCATAATAACTATTATCAAGTCTAAAATATTTTACATCAATTCCAAAATTATGTATAAGTTCTCTGAAATATTCTTTTTGTAGCCTTCTTTCGGATTCTAAGTTTTGTCTTTTTAAGAATCTTACTTCATTAATACCAGCCATAATATTCCTTCATTTATTATATTTATTACTTTAATCGTTTATAAATAAATAAAAAGAAAGTATTATAATATGAAATTTACAGAATTATATGAAAACATGACAGAAGCCAAAGCTGCTTGGATTCATGATATTAATATTTTAAAACCTGAAGAGCTAGATAAAAAAGGTATTGAAAAATTAAAAAAAATAAAGGGTCCTATAGGTTATGATAACAAAGAGGGTCAAAATATACAAATGCTAGTAGGTATGGGAATTATTGAATTATTAGATAAAAATAATAAAGTAATACCACTAAAATCTAAATTTGATTTCGCATAGGAGAATATAATGAAATTTACAGAACTACATAAACAATTAATGGAAGATTTCGGAGCCGATTCAGCAGTTGCGGGCGGGAATTTTGGTACTGAGGGTGGTATGGGTTCAGCTGATTATGTTGATGCATCCGTTAATGATCCTGGTGCTAGTAATGCAATCTATATAGCAACATATGGTAATGAAAAGAAAAAATTCGCGAATAAAGAAAAATTAGCTTTATTCCTAAGAGAAAACCCGGATTGGGAGATTCTAGATAAAAAGAAAGAAAAATTATGAAATTTGATAATATGGTAAAAGATATTAAAGAAGGTACATGGGCTATTAAAGATGAAAAATCTATTGAATCTTTTATTGCTGATATAGAGAAGTTGAAAAAGAAATATTATAATAAGGTCGGTGATGATGAGGTTTATGACGGATTAGATGCTGCTATAAGTCGTCTAGAAGACCTAAAACAAACACTATAAGGATTTTTATAAAATGACTACTTTTAATAGTCTATGGAGTGAATTAATTAGTACTCTAGATGAAGAAGATGAAGATAAGAAAATTGAAATTGAAATGATATCAGCATTATATGTAGATGATGATGGAAATGAATTTTCAATAGATCAATTAAATGCTGATGACGATGAAGAAGAAGAAGATGAAGAAATAGTATCTGAAGCTTTAAAAAAGGTTAAAGTAGTACGTGGTGGAAAACGTATGAAAAAGTTTAAAACTAATAAACCTGGGTTTAAAATTCAGATGAAGGATGGTAAACCAAAAGAAGTAAAGATGTCATCTAAAGAGAAAATGACAAGGAAAAAAGCAGCAAAAAAAGCTGCTAGGTCTGGAAAATCGAAACGTAAAATGGCTGTTAAAAAAAGAGCTAAAAGCGTCAAGAAAAGAATTAAATAAATAAATAAAATAAAAGGGATTAAATATGAAATTTGATGAACTATACGAAAGTATTATAAAAGAAGAAGACGAAGAGACTAAGACTAAATTATATTGGGAGGTTGTTTTTCCTGTAAAACTAAACAAGAATGTTAAAGATAAACTAGTATATAAACCAACCTTATTATATGCAATTGAAGAACTTACTGAAAAGGATATACCAACTGGTAAATATTTTTCTGAGGATCCTAATGCAGGTGTTGAATTTGTCGGTAAAACACCTGAAGATGTTATTAAGAAAATAACAAAACATATATTAGATAATGAACATGTTAATAGCGTTGGTAAACCTAAAATTGATAAAAATGCAAACCCTTACGCTGATTAAAAGTATAAAGAAAAAAATTAAATAAATAAATAAAATAAACTATTAAAGATGTTAAAAACTATTATAAAAATAAATCTAAATAGTACCAATTAAAATATTATATTAAGAGTAGAAAATTTAAATAATTAACTACTCTTTTTTATTGTAATGAAAAGACATACAGACTTATTAAACAACCGCATAAAAGAAATTAATATTGAACTAGTTCAAGATCTTAAATTGAATGAAATGAATATTAAAGAGAAATCCCTATCCACACCTGCTCTAAAAGCTAAATGGCTTCAAATATCCTTTGAAGAAGAACGTTATTTAAATAGAATAAAAGACGTTAAGGATAAGTTAACTAAAAAATATGTAGAGCAATTTGGGCAACGTGGTAAACCAAAATTCATTACTGAGCAAGAAGCTGGTGCTGACAATGAGATTGGTAATTTAAATAAAGCCATTAATGAACAAAAAGATGTAGTAAGGTATTTAGCTGGTATATTGGAAATTATGAAATCATTTGGATGGGATTTGAAAAATGCAACAGATTTAATAAAGTTGGAGTGCGCTTAATCTTCTAATAAACCTTCTTTATCAACTTCCTTAGTAAAGATTTTAATTGCCCTTTTCAATACATTGCGTTTAGATTTTACTGCAATACCTTGTTTCTCAGCTTTATCTTCAAATTTAGATGTTAAATTCCATTCGATAAACCTTTTTAACTCAGTCTTATCAAACCTATAGTTTTTATCTCTTGATTTACTATCCAATATTTCATTTTTCAATTCGGCTATTAAGGTTGTAATAGTAGGGCCAAATTCGGTTTTTGATCCATAATAATCACCTAAATTAGAAGACGCCATTGTACGTATGCTATCATATGTTTGAAATCCGGATAATTTTAAATAACTTTGGACCCAGTGTTGTAGTTCATGTTCAATTATACCATCAATAAGATTCATTGTCTTTTGAAATTCAACCATTGCTCTTTCAACACCATTTTGATTAGAAAAAGCCTTTAAGGCGTTACTTAAATTAACAGAAAGTAAATCCATTTGCCATTTGCCATTATAAGGCATTTTTTCATGATCTTCTATTCTAACTGTAAACTCATCTTCTTTCCTGGGAACAAAATCTATTTTTTCTTCATCAGGTATAAAATGTGGTGGTGTATTAATCGCCTTTTGCATTAATTCCGGTAGATCTTTAACCTTAAATTTAATCATAGTTATTGAATTTTTAGTCCCTAAATCTGCTGGTTTAACCTTATATTTTGATTTAATTAACTTGATTAAACTTAATATTTCATTTATAGCCTTCTCGGGATTTTCTATATCTTTCAATTCAGTTTCACGGTGTCCGGGTGATAACATATAAGACATCCAATCTGAATCTTTTTTTACTTTTACATTTGGTTTATATTTACCTTTTGGATCAAACCTATCTTTTTTCTTTTGTGCTAATTTTAACTCATTTAATACGCTTTGTAATTTAAATAATAAATATGAGAAAGCGGTTGTATGCACAAAATCGATTACTTCTTTTAGTATGTCTCTAGGAATTGGTAGTATGCCTCCTACACCAACTTTTTCTAATAGCAAATTGCATAATTTTTCAAATTTCATTTTAAGTTTCCATATTTATATTGTATATTATATTAAGTATATTTATTAATTATATAAGGATTATAATAATGGACAAAGATATATTAATTTCATTAACAGAACGGTATAATGAACCACATAGATATTACCATACATGGAATCATATTGCTAGAATGTTTGAAATTGCTAAACAATATGACATAAAACTAAACGAAGTTCAAACATATGCTATTTTATTTCATGATGCAATTTATGATATACCAATTAGCTTTAGAAAATCTAATGAACTAAGAAGTGGTAATTTAGCATATTATTACTTAAGAGATGTTGTTGATACAACAGTCGCGTTAACAGTTCGCGATATTATTCTTAGCACCCAACACCACTTACCATTATGCAACGAAGCTATAGATGTTATTGATTTAGATTTATGGGATTTATCTACTGATAACTATGATGATAATTCACAATTAATACAATGTGAATGGGAATCAGCATTTTCAAATTGTTTAGAATATAATAGAAGTAGAGCTGAATGGTTAAAATTAATGTTAGCTAGAAAAAGTATTTTTGTTTCAGAGCATGCTACAAAGGAAATGGAAGAACGTGCTAGGAACAATTTGAACGCTGAATTAGAGGATCTAGTACTATAAATGTCAAATTCTATTAACTTTACATATTCTAGGAATCGCGGATTAATTGAAGCGAATAATATTGAAATATTTGATGAATTAAGAGAGTCGATTTCATCACCAAATAAAGCTGCTAAATATTCTCCTTATGCTCCGTCTGTTATATGCCCTGTATCACCTTTAGGAGGATTCTTACCTGGACTAACTAAAGAATTAGCAGAGAGAATAAGAGAGATAGATCCTAATGTAAATCTTACAATAAGTAAATCATTACTTAACGTAGCTCAACCAATATCATATTCTGGTGATATTATAATGCCAGGTGATCCTAAATTTGTATATAGAGACTACCAATTAATGGGAATAAAAACAGCTTTATTAAATGGTAGGGGTATTGTATTATTACCTACTGGCAGCGGAAAGGGATTAATAATATTCGGTATAGCGTCAATACTTATTAAGAAATTAAATGTAAAAAATATTCTTGTACTAGTACCTAATATTCAATTAGTAAGACAGTTATATGGTGACTTTAAGGATTATGGTACAGATTTAAATATTTCAATGTTTAGTAGTTTCGCTAAAACATTAACACTTAAAGATAGTAATGTTATAATATCTAATAGACAGTGGCTAGAAAGACATAATGATGAATTACCACCAATTAATGCATTGCTAATTGACGAAACCCATCAGGCTAAGAAAACTAATAAAATTTCAAAATATATTAATAAACTTAATACTAATATAAGAATTGGATTTACTGGAACATTACCTGATGATATAGAGGATGAATGGCATGTCAAGGGTATAATAGGTACCGTATTACATACTAGAGATGTATATGATTTACAGGATAAAGGATATCTAGCTAATATTAATATTACTCCAATAAAATTTATACATAAAAATAAACCTAGATTTGTATATGTAACACTAGAAGATTATAAAAAAGCGTTTCATGATGAGTGGACCCATATTGAAAAAGAGGAACAGAGTAATAAGTCTATAATAAAGATAGTTAAACAGTTAAAGGGTAATACTCTAGTGTTATTTGACCATATTATACATGGTAATAAATTATTTTCATTACTTGATCATAGACATAAATATTTTATTGATGGTAGTATTGACCTAAATATACGTGAAGATATAAGACATGAAATGGAAACTAATCCAAACGTAATTACAATAGCGAATACACGCTGCTTCGGGACAGGGATTAATATTAAGGCAATTGATAATATAGTATTAACTATGCATGGTAAAGGTGCTACTAAGATTATTCAATCAATTGGTAGGGGGTTAAGATTAAAGGCTGGTAAAAGTAAAGTGAATTTAATAGATATATATCATAATTTCAAGTATAGCGAAAAACACTTCTTACATAGAAAAGATCTATATAAGAAGTATTATGATATTAATATTACAAATGTAGGTGAAATATCTATTTAGAGAGCTTTGAGAGCTATACCTAACTCATCAACTATAATACCCTCAATATCATCACCAGCATTCGGCATACTCTTAATATAATTAACTATATCCTTATGCTGTGCAATATTTTTCGCGTATTCATACATCTGGTCTACACCAGTCATATTCATTGATTTCATTTCCATTGCATATTCTTTAATTTCTTGTAAGAACATTTTCTGGTTCATTTTACCTTCAACAATATCTTCATATAGTTCTTCAAATTTCATTTGTATTCCCTTCATTTAATATGTTGTTTAATTGTAGATTTAATTGCTGCGTGTATATCACTTATTAGTGCATCATAAAAATCCATATATCTATCGTTATCATCAGAAAAATAACTGGATATATCATCAGAAAATGAATCATCAGAAAATGCTAGTTCATCTAGTGCCTCTGATATAGTTTTATATAATGCTTTGCTTTCCTTTGTATCTTCTGTTACTGTTATTTCGTCGTATATTTTTGTAAATTTCATTTTATTACCTTATAAAATAACGCCATCAATTATACTAATAATATATAATTTAATATCATCGTAGTCTAACTCTACTTCTAGACTCTCTAGGTGGTCAACTAGTTTATCAGCAGCCATATGTACAGCCATTTTATACTTATTGTCAATCTCATACTCAATTTGTTTAAGCTTAGATGAATCTAATCTTGCTATCTTTTCTATTAATTCTTGATTTTGTTTTTGTTTAGAAAAGGTATCAACCTTTTTATATGCTTCGTTAATTACTTCTTTATATGATTTCATATTAATTTACTCCTTGTATATCTTTGTTAAAGTGTTTTTTACGATAGTTCATTTGATCTGATATTCTGGTTGATCTAGTGATTTCTTTAAACGATAGATTTGTTCTCCGTCTATATCTACAAGACCAACCTTATCATCATCCGAAAGATCATCATAGTCCTTATTACCATTTAATTTAGGATCATAATAATATTTTTCTTTTTTAATTCTAAATTTCTTTTGTTTTCCTTCACCCATAATGTCTTCGTATAGTTCTAAAAATTTCATAGTATTTTACTTCTTATTAAATTAAATATATCTTTGTTAAATTTCGGGTATATAGTATTGAAAAACTTTGTTGCTGTCTCTTCATTACTACCTAAATTTTCCCTAGATGATGTACCACTTATTATTTCACCATTATATTTTAATGTGTTTAATGGATTAATATAAGTGTAACCTTGCTCTTTATATCCCTTAAATTCTCTACCATCCTCATACTTCTCAAAATACTTACCACCCAATCTCTTAGAATCTTTCTCACCAACAGCTGCAATATATACAGTATCATCATCAAATTTACTTAATATTTCCTGTGGATTATATGGATTTTTAATTTGAACTACCTTGTCTTTAGGAATATCCTTAAACATTGTAGTTATAATTTTATGTTTTTCTTTAAAATTAAATGGTGATTTATTTGGTACTGTCTTATTAGATGTTGCTATATAAACATTATCACCAAATTTATTTACTAGATCCTTATAGGTTTTATAGTGATTATTGTGAAATGGTTGGAATCTACCACTATATACAACTACATAATCCTGTTGTTTTTCAGTATATTTTTCTTGAATATCTTCTTCGTATTCTATTAATAATTTATATAAGCCATTAAATTTCATTTTTTAGTCTTCTGTTTTTATTATTTATCATTTTTACTGTGGTTAATATATTATAACTAGTTATATACCAACAGATCAACCACAGAAAAATCCATATGGTCCACTATATTGTAGTCTTAGTTTTTCTTCTAGTTCAGCCTTTTCTGATAATCCTTCTTGTAATACATCTACACTAATAGTACCACCACCAAGTAACTGGACACCTGCGAACTTATTTCTTATTCGCCCCAGAATAATTTTTCCTTCAGCTAATGCATATTTTTTACACCAACTCTCACCATATTGTTGATCATCTGGTCTAAGTATATAAACACCCAATACTATATGTCCTGCGTTATTTGCTAAAGCACCGTCTGGAAACAATATAAGCCTTTTTGTGCGCGGATTATATTCAAAATCAAAACCTTTACCTGTTAATATTCTTATCATATCAACATATTGCATAGCTAATTCATATGTTACCCAACCACTACCACCATTTGATAAGTTATGAAAATTGGGTAATAATCCGGCGTTCCACATACTATTATTAACACTAAATAATGTACCTACGCCACCCATATTAGCCATATAATCATTCATAGAAAACACAGCCATTACATTATCAGGTAATAAAGCACCAACACCTTCTTCATAATCATCAGGTAATTCAATATGAATAAAGGATTGTTCTTGAACAGCATACTCAGTAAATTTTTCCACAGCATTATCAACGCATACTTCTAATTGAGAATCTGCTAGCTCTACAGTAACTAATGGTTCACCTAACATGGTGAGAATCCATTGTTTAAACTGTTCTCTTGTTTTTACACTAAAATCTAAATAGTTGCTCATATTTTATTCTCTAAGATTAGTAATTTATTATTATTTATATAATAGTAAAATTATTTAGTTTTCTGTTTTCGTTTTTTCTTACGTTTTTTAGATTTGCCTTTACTAGTAGGCTCAGATTCGAAACTACCAGTACCAGCTACCTTAAAATTATAGTTGTTACTAGATGTTCCAACATTAAACAAAGACAAGCTTGTCTTTGTATACTTAGATAGATCTTCACTCATTTATTTTACTTCGTTAATTATTTTATTATATAACTTATCAAATGTAGATTCATATTTACACTTTATTTCATTTTTGATTTATATTTTTTAAATGTTTTCCATTTATTTCGATCTTGTAATTCAAACCATATATTACGAAGATCCATTTTAAGAAGTGCTTTCATAGGGCCTTTCATTCCCCTATATATGTCTTTAACATGAAAAATTCTAGCAACTAACTCTTCTAATGTTTGTTCTTTTAACGGTTTATCAGAATAATATTTTATTTTTTTATAATTATCTTTATTAATGATTGGAACTATTTCATCTTTATTTTTAATAGTTTCTTCATATAGTTCTGTAAATTTTCTCATTTTTCTCATTTTTCCATTTTTTATTAACATTATTATAATTTAAGATTTCTATCCTAGATAGAAATCTTCACTCATTTATTTTACTTCGTTAATTATTTTATTATATAACTTATCAAATGTAGATTCATAAACTCCCCAACGATCTCTCATATACGAAGCTTTCTTACTTTTATCTACGTTTTCAAACCATTGAGATATTGTATCAAAGTCTGCATTATTTTGTAAAGTATCTAATGTTCCTTCATGTGCTTTATCAAATGCACTTAAAAGATTATAACCTAATTTTGACAATACTGATTCTCCTGTATTGTGAATAGTATTATTAACTCTATCTAGGTAGTATATTAGCTTCTTTATTGAATTAGAAGACTTAGATAGGTTTAATACAGCTTCTATTATATTCTCCCATTCTGTATTTCTTCTAGACATATCAGATCTATATGTTTTCTTCATTTTATCTAATAACACTTCTAATGAATCTGATTTAGATACCTTAGTTAAATCGTCATCAATACGACCTCTTTTAATATATTTAAGTATTTGATTTACTATAATTGGTTTTAAATTTGTTATATATGATTGTTTAAGATCTTTTAAGAAATTAACTATATTAGGCTTATTTTTAATTGGCTTTTTAAGCCTATCAATATAGTATGATGTTAAATAAAAGTTATAAATGTCTTCAGGTGTTATTTTATTCATTTTCTCCAATATTCTTTTGGATTAATTGGGCTTTTAACCCATTCTCCATTCCATTCCCAACCTTCTTTATAATTACCCTTTCGCATCGGGTCAAAAATCCACCCAGTTTGCCAAACTCCACTTTTCCAAACTCCACTTTTCCAATGACCATCATTCCATACACCATCATTCCACATACCGTTTTCCCAAAGTCCATTATTCCAAGTACCATATTCCCAAACCCCATATTGCCAAGTTCCATCTTCCCATGTACCATCTTTCCAATCACCTTCAAACCATTTACCGCCTTCCCATGTACCATATTCCCATTTACCGCCACCCCAACTGCCCCCTTTCCAAGTACCTTCATCCCAAATACCGTTTTTCCATATTCCATCTTCCCATGTTCCGTTTTTCCAGTTTCCATCTATCCAAACCCCATCTATCCAAACCCCATCTATCCAAGTACCGTTTTGCCAAGTACCTTGACGATGTGAACCGCCATACCAGGTACCCTTTTCCCAAGTTCCATTATGCCAAGTACCTTTACGCCACATACCATTATGCCAAAGACCATCTATCCAATCGCCATTATGCCATATACCATTATGCCAAGTACCTTTAAGCCATTCCCCATTTTCCCAATCACCTGTTACCCATTTACCATTCTTCCATAAACCATCTTGCCAAATACCATCATTCCATAAACCCCCGACCCATTCTCCACCTTTCCAAGTTTCACCATCCCATAGAATATTATATTGTTGATCATCAATATCAAAAACCCAACTGTCACCGCTTAATTTAGATTTTGCTCTACTCTTTGGCTTATTTTTAATACCTAATCCAGCGTTATCTGATTTATTTTTTCTTAACCATGATTGAAGATCCTCACCACCAAACATCCCGCCAGAATTCTTAATTATATATGCGGCGAAACCTTTTAATCCGATACTTAGATCATCATATATTTCAAATAGAGATTTCATATTAGCTCTTTTATTAAGAGATTCTAAAACCCAATACCAACCACCCTTGTAATAAGATTTCAATTTATTAAATACTGTTGAAGTATTATGTTGTAAATGATAGGCGTAATCAATAGCTACCATTTTATCATGGTCAGATGTTGCATCATCTAGATATTGCCATCCCATAGCTATATCTGCCCATTTTTTACCACCATAACTCTTTTTCCATTTTAAATCTCTAAACGCATCTTCAGCTAATTCAATTATTTTTCTATCTGATATCTTTGTAGATTTTAATGCTTTATAACTCTCAAAATAACCACGTTCATTATCTTTAAATCTATCAATTAATGTACTACGTTCAGTATCTAAAAAAGCATCATCAACCATACCTGCTAATTTGTATTGTTGGGTATATTTCTTTATAAAGTCTTTATAACCTTTTTTCTTAAAAAAATTAATTATAACTGCTGCCTGATTAACATCAAATAAATGCCTAAACTCTGCTGAAATAGCGAAGAATATACTATTTTTTAAATGTGGAATTAAGTAGTTGTAAAGATCAGTTTTTGCATCTAGCAACGCGGTTCTAAGAACTATATCATCCGGTAATGGTAAATTAACTAACATATAAAAATCATATAGTAATTGTTGTTTATCTTTAGGTGGTGCATATTTGTAGTTACTAAATGCTTCCGTAAGAAAATTGTATAGTTTATTAAATCTCATTTTTTTACTCCTTTAAAATATTCTTTTGGATTAATTGGACTGTTAACATAATCTCCATCCCATTCCCAATCCTTTTCATAATGACCTTTTTTCTTAGGGTCTAAAATTAATCCTTTTACCCATGTACCATCTTCCCAAGTACCCTTTTCCCATGTACCATCTTCCCAGAGTCCATTATACCAAAACCCCCCTTGCCAAATACCATCATTCCATACACCACCATACCACATTCCACCATACCAAACCCCATTTTCCCAGGCGCCACCTTCCCAAGTACCATATTCCCAAACCCCATCTTGCCAAGTACCGTCTTTCCAAGTTCCCTCTTCCCATGTACCACCTTCCCAATCACCTTCAAGCCAAGTTCCATCTTGCCAAGTACCGTCTTTCCAAGTTCCGTCTTTCCATTCACCATTTACCCAAGTACCATATTTCCAAACCCCATCTTCCCATATTCCATCCCACCAAGTACCATCTTCCCATGTCCCAGATTTCCATATTCCTTCAAACTCCCCACCGTTCCAAGTACCAGATTTCCATATTTGATCACCACTATATCCCCTTTTACTCCGTTGGGCCACCTTTTTCCCAGGTTTCCCACTTTTCATTACTCCATCTCCAGCCTTAACAGATTTGTTTTTTCTTAACCACGATTGAAAATCTTCACCACCAAACATCCCACCAGAATTCTTAATTATAAACGCCGAAAACCCCCTCAACCCGATACTTATGTCTTTATATATTTCAAATAGAGATTTCATATTAGCTCTTCTATCAAGTGATTGAAGAACCCAAGACCAACCACCTTTGTAATAAGATTTCAATTTATTAAATACTGTATCGTTGTTGTGTTGTAAATGATAGGCATAATCAATAGCTACCATTTTATCATGATCTGATTTAGCATTATTTAAATGCTGCCATCCTTTAGCTATTTCAGCCCATTTCTTACCACCATACCCACCTTTCCATTTCAAAACATTAAATGCCTTTTCAGCTAACACAGCTATTTCTCTATCTGATAGTTTAGTAGCTTTTAATGCTTTAAAACTTTCAAAATAACCTCTTTCATTATCCTTAAATCTATTAATTAGTTCATCACGACTTGCATCCATAAATCTATCTGATACTACACCTGATAGTTTATATTGCTGTGTATACTTCTTAATAAAATTCTTATAACCATTTTTCTTAAAAAACGCAATAATAGTTTTAGCGTTATTAACATCAAATACATGTCTAAATTCAGCGGCAATAGCAAAAAAGATACTATCTTTTAAATGAGGTATTAAATAATTATAAAGATCAGTTTTAGCGTCAAGTAATGCTGTTTTCAAAACCACATCATCAGGTAACGGTAAATTAACCAACATATAAAAGTCATATAGCATTTCCTGCTTATCTTTAGGTACCGAATACTTATAATTGCTATAAGCTTCGTTGATAAAATTATATAATTTATAAAATCTCATTTATTTTGTTCCTTTAAAATATTCCTTAGGGTTGATTGTACTGTTAATATAATCACCCTTCCATTTCCAGTTTGAATTATAATTACCCTTTTTATCAGGATCATAAATTAGTCCTCTTTCCCACTCACCGTCTTCCCATGTACCACTTTTCCATGTACCACTCTTCCAAATTCCATTTTTCCATACACCAGTTTTCCAAACTCCATCTTCCCATGTACCATTAAGCCATGTACCATCATCCCAAAGACCGGAACGCCAAAAACCATTCTCCCATGTACCGTCTTCCCATTTACCACCTTCCCATACTCCGTCTTCCCAGGTACCCTTATTCCATACTCCATATTCCCACTTACCGTCTTCCCATACTCCACCTTTCCATACTCCACCACTCCAAACATTATTCGAAGCCTTCTTTTTAGCTTTCTTTGGTTTAGAAATAATACCTCTACCAGACGTTTCTGACTTATTCTTTCTTAACCATGATTGAAGATCTTCGCCACCAAACATCCCACCAGAATTTTTAATTACAAATGCTGAGAAGCCTCTTAGACCAATACTTATATCCTTATATATCTCAAATAAGGATTTCATATTAGCTCTTTTATCTAAAGATTTTAGAATCCAATCCCATCCGAATTTATAATAAGATTTTAGTTTATCAAATACCGTGTCATTATTATGTTGTAGGTGATAAGCATAATCAATAGCTATCATCTTATCATTATCAGAAACAGCGTCATTCAGGTGCTGCCATCCCTTAGCTATTTCAGCCCATTTCTCACCACCAAAACCTCTTTCCCATTTTAGATTACTAAAGACCTCATCAGCTAATTTAACGATTTTATCATCAGGTATTTTAGTAGCCTTTAATGCTTTATAACTTTCAAAATATCCTTTTTCATTATCTCTAAATCTATTAGTTAGTTCATCCTTATCACTATCAGAAAAATCACTTGAGGACTTCATTAATATTTTGTATTGCTTATTATAATTTTTTATAAAATTCTTATAACCTTTTTTCTTAAAAAATTCGGCTATATCCGACGATGTATTATTAGAAAATAAGTATCTAAATTCAGCTGAAATAGCAAAGAAAATACTGTCCTTTAGGTGCGGAATTAGATAGTTATATATATCGGTTTTTGCATCTAGAAGAGATGTCCTTAAAACTACATCATCAGGTAATGGTAAATTAACTATCATATAGAAGTCATATAATAATTCTTGCTTATCTTTAGGTACTGAATACTTATAATTGTTAAAAGCTTCTTTTATTATTATAGAAGAATATGCATTTTCAATTATTTTTCTATTATTTGATATCATTATACGGGGTCCTTTGTAAAATACAATATAAATATATTTATGGATATTTATAGGAATAACGAAAATTTAAAAGCACCTAATGCATCTGAATATGTAAGTATTGATGAATTTGAATATAGGACTGCAGAGATTATAAAATGTCGTAATGACCCGGTTTATTTTGCAAAAAAATATTTTACTATAGTTACAATCGATTCTGGGAAACAAATTATAGACCCTTATCCTAAGCAAATAGAATTGGTTAATATGATGTGTGCTGAAACACGTATTGTTGTATTAGCATCTCGACAAAGTGGTAAAACAACAGCATATAATATATTCGCGTTATGGCAGACTATATTTTATAAGGATCAAAACATATTAATATGTGCTAATACCGGTCCATCCGCATCCGATTTCGTATCTAGAATTAAATTGGCTTATGAACTATTACCAATGTGGTTAAAACCTGGGGTAGTTGAATGGAATGTAAGACGAGTTTCATTTTGTAATGGTAGTTCAATAGGTAGTAAAACAACTGGCCCCTCTGTACGTGGTACGACTGCTAGCACATTAATAATTGATGAAATGGCATTTATTGAACATAGTGTTGAAAAGGATTTTTGGGAAGCCGTGTATCCAGTAATTTCATCTTCTAAAAAATCTAAAGTTATTATTGTAAGTACTCCTAATGGTACGGGTAATATGTTCTATGAACTATATAGCAAAGCTGAATTAAAAATATCTGATAATGTAGGATTTAAACCCTTTAGAATTGATTGGTGGGATGTTCCGGGTAGAGACGAAGAATGGAAAATACAAACAATTGCTTCTTATAATGGTGATCTACGTGCCTTCGCACAGGAGTTCGGAAATTGTGTAAGTGGTGATACTTTTATAGATATATATGATACTGTTGAAAAGAAATATCAAAGAATTAAAATAAGTGATTTTTATGAATTGTTGTAAATTGTGTAAAAAAGAAATAACTAAAAATCGAACGTATTGTGGATATTTGTGTTCATCTAAAGATAAAGACTATAGTAACCATAAAACAGTTATAAAAGAGCAATATAAAAAGACTCAATATTATTTAAATAAAGAAAATATAATTACGTAACAAGAAACATATGATATATTAAGTAAAATGGAAAAGAAATTAACAAATAGATATAAAGTACTTACGCCTAATGGGTATAAAGATTTTACTGGTATTCGAAAAGATATTGTTTATGAAACATTAAAAATTATATTTAATAATAATGAAGAAATTATTTGTACTAAAGAACATATTTTTATATCTGATAATCAAGAAAAAAAAGCTTATCAATTAAAAAAAGGTGATACGATTGATGGTAAATGGGGAAAGCAGCAGATGGTTAAATATATTACACCTCTAACACCAAAAACAGATGTTTATGATTTATATAATGTTGATGGGGGTAATATATATTACACAAACGATGTTGTTTCACATAATTGTTTTCACGGTAGTAGTTTCACACTTATTAATGATAAAATACTATCAAAATATAGAAAGTATATGGAAAATCATACTGTCGAACCCAAATTAATTACCTTTAATGAAAATGACTTATTTGAAACTAAAATGTGGCAACCACCACAAAAGGATAGAACATATATAATAGGTGCTGATGTTGGTGAAGGTATTGGTGGTGATTATAGTACTATATTGGTATTTGAAATATCTGATTTAACTAACATAAATTTAGTAGCAACATATGGTAGTAATAGGGTTTCAACAACTGAATTTGCTTTTATGTTAGCAAAAATAGGATCGATTTATAACAAAGCTTATATAGCATGCGAGTGTAACTCTATTGGTGATGGGGTTCTTAAAATCCTGTGGAATGTATACTTATATGAAAATATAGTCAGGGTAGAACAAAAAAATAGAGCACGAATTGGCATATACAGTCATAATGCTATTAAAACTAAAGCTTGTTTATGGTTAAAAGATTTAATGAATAATAGTAATATTAACATTACTATTAATGACGGTAATCTTATATATGAGATGGGTTGGTTTGAAAAGAAAGTTCCTAGTCAACACACAATTTTTAGAGCTGTTGGTGGTAAACATGATGACTATATGTTATCATTTATTTGGGCTATGTACGTATTAAATCCCAGCATTATTGAAAATTATTATAACGTTGTTGGATATGCGACTAATGAATATGGTATGGCCTTTCCAACTAAAATAACTAGTTATTCATCATCTTATTATGAAGAAGAGGGTTCATCATTAATACAAAGCACAGATGTAGATAATATATATCGTAAATTCACAGAAAAGGATATTGATAATTTGCATACAAACACATCACCTATACCTAATGAAGACGCACTACCAAGACAAATCGGGTTTTTTAGTGATGGTAATGATGATAATTATAATGATGACGCGTCATGGTAGTTATAAATAACATAAAGGATTGATTAATGCCAATAGATCATTTACCAATTACAGGTACAAATTTAAACCTTGCAACCGCTACAAGATGGGTCGCAGTTATACCATATAACATGATTAACAATGATTTGAATTCTAGAAATGTAGTATTTAATTTAACAAGTTTTAATATGCCTGAAATGGAAGTTGGTACAACCACAATTACATATTTAGGTTATGAATATGAAATACCTAATTTTATAAGAAGCCAATCAAAAGAAATAACATTCGAATATCTTATAAGTAGTGATTGGCATCAATGGAAATTATTATATTATTGGTTACAAAAGATAGTTAAGGAAGAAGGTGCTGGTAGTAATATTGACACATTAAGCGAGGTGGTGCTACCTATTCGAGTAATGTTACTAAGTGAATTTAAAAACCCTATATTTGAAATAATATATAAAAATTGTTGGGTAAAAAGATTTGGTGCTGTATCTATGGATTATCAAGATACAGAAGGTTCTGTTATAAAACATGATTTCACATGTAGCTATAGTGATTTTGAGTTTAATGACAATTTTTAGAAATATGTATAAATAATTTAACAATACATCAAGGAGAATTATAATGATTCGTAATAGAAAATTAGAAGAAGCATATCGTAAGGTTGCCTCACAACAAACATCTGAAGTTGAAGTAGAGTTATCTAAAACAGTTAAAGTAAAAGATGAAGATTATCGTACCATTATGGAAGCATATACTAATGTTAATGAAGCTGACTATAAGAAAAATACTTTAAAATTTATTGATGACCTTTTAAAAGGTGATGACGTAGAAAAAGTAAAAGACTTTCTCCAAGGAATAAGAGATTATTTAGATGAAAATGGTTATCTTTCACCTGGACAACAAGCAGCCTTAGGTAAGATTAAAGGTAATCTAAACCACGGTGCTGGTAAATAATGGAACTAGTTTATAATCTTTTTAATAAGTTAAACGGACTAATAACTCTCCAGGAGCCGTATATTCTCTCGGAGGATAGCGGTTTAACATACTACGAACTAAGGCGTTTCGTAACATTGTTATATCGCAATTCTAAAGAAAAATCTACTAAAGAGGTTCTTGGAGATTTATTAAAAGTATTAACTGTTTTAGAAATAAGAAAACAGCCTGTTCCAGTAATTAAAAAATTAAAATCAAATAGCCCAGAGATATTTTCTGGTGACTAGAGGTAAATAAATGAAATTTAATGAAGTATATGATAATTTTATTAATGAAGCGATGTCAGTAGATGTCAGATGGGCTCTAAAACGTATTACGTCATTTAATAAGAACCTGTTCCCATATAATACTGATAATGAAGAACCTAATCTTAAACAGCTTACAGAAGATATTGTTAAAGATTTAGGATATAGACAAACCTCCTCTAACGTTAATAGTGCAATAGATCATCTAGGAGCATCTAGAGGTAGTTCGGATGCGATTCCGGAGAATAAAACCGTTATTAAAGAATTAGATAGGTTATTAAAATGAAATTTAAAGAATTATATGAAAGTGTTGTAAATGAAGCTAAGGGTGCAGATTGGACCAAATCTTGGACATTAGCAATTATTGATATTGATAAGTCTGAGTTTAAAGATAATTTACAGACAGTTATAGATCAGATAAAAGGTGAATTATCACCAGGTTATGAACTAGAAGAAATAAGCTTACCTAACGCTCATCAACTAAGAATGAAAATTAAAGATGAGAAAGAAGCAAAATCTTTAGTTAAAAAATATCATCCAAAATATATGGACGGTATTATATTCTCAGAGTTAATTAGAAGATGGTATATTACTAAATTTGAAATGTATACTGGGCAAAAGGGTTGGAAAACAGCATTAAAATCAATTGAAGCTATTTGTAAAAAAGAAAATCTACCCTACTTCTATGATGTAAACAAAAAAAATGAAAACGAGTCACTGAACGTTAAGTTTGATAATGAAGAAACAGCTGGACAGTTTGCGGATAGATTTAAGGATGCGGATGTCGATTTCGTAGATGTTGACGGTAAAGCATGGTATTAGTTAAATGAACTTCGACCCAAAAAGTATAGAAAATGTGTTAGATATTGGTAATTTAGAGGTTGACAAGGTAAAAGAAAAACTAGATTTAGTTAAAGCCTCTGAATCCAATATCGATGTTAATATAAATCAAATATATGGTGAGTTAGGTAAACTAATATCTACTGGAAATAATATATTAACATTTGCTGAACAAGCTGTTGAATATGAGATAAATGGTGAGAACATATCAGGTATAGCACAACTACTTAATTCTGTTAAGGATGTTTTAAAAGAGTTTACTAAAATACATACTACAAAAGTTCGCCACGAACAACAAAAAGAACTAGAAGATATTAAGCTGAAAGCTAAGAAAGAACTATTAGAACTAAAATACGTAAAGGAAAAGGAACTTAAGGTTGATAGTAACGCTGGTGAATCTATCGATTGTGTTAACTTTAATCAAGAAGATATAATATCTAAACTTGCTGAAATTGAAAAATCTAAAGAAGAAGAATCAGATTAGAATTTAACTGATACTCTCTCATCACCATAACTCAATGTTAATTTAATTAATTCTCGTTTACAGCTATTGCATATAATAGGATATGGGTTTTCAAATGCAATTGTAGCTGCGCCACTTTGAGGCATTTCAAATTCATCAAAATCTACACCAGCTCCACCCATCATACCTTTTATATTATCTAGAAAACTTTCTTTGTTTTTATAGAACTCTTGTATTTTTCGTGTATCCCGCGCATCTTCAATTTTAACATCAACATATATATTATATGGTAATTTTTTATAATTGGGAATTTGTAATTTTAAGGGTCTATTGTCGAACTTAATACCCTTTCTACCCTGTGCTTTACCACAAATATCGCACCTATTTAAAAATGACATTTATATGTTCCTTTAGCTTTAATAGCATTGATTAATAATATTTATAATATACTGATTAGTGTGTTAAATTTTTAATTTACGTTTCAAACTTTTTAAAGCCCTATCTTGAATAGCCTTAATACCAGCTGGTGTCATTCCACCCAATTCTTTTCCAATAACATCTAAAGTTTTATTTTCAAAAAATCTACCACGAATAACATAAGCCTCTTGGTCTGTTAATCTATCAATAGTCTTTGAAATATATTCTTTGAAATCTTTATTACAAAGATCGACATCTGGGCGAAGATTATTATTTTGCTCAGTATCAGCGTCTAGAATTTTTTCAAGCCTATCGCCACTCTCATTAATTTCTAAATCAAGAGAGACAACACCTTTAACCTGATAATTAATAGCATTTTCAATAACCTTTTTACTGACCTTCAACTTCTTAGAAATTTCAGTAACAGAGGGAAGATAATTGTGTTTGTCTTTATATTCATTAATAAACTTTTGAATATCTTTAGCCTTTTGGATATGAGCGCTTGATTGCTTGATATGGCTATTTTGTGCCGTCAAAGCATTTCGCATTTTCATACGAATATAATGAACAGCGAAGGTGATAAATTTAATATTTTTTGAACGATCAAATTTATTTAATGCTTCCACCAGCCCAATATTACCTTCTTGAACCAGGTCGTTCAATTGCAAACCCATATTTTTAAATTTATGAGCTTCCTTAATCACAAACCTAAGATTAGACTTAATCAGTTGGTCATCAGTTGCAGTTTTTTCTTCTTCTTTGGAAAGAATCTTGGCGTTCAATTCGTCGATGTTACGTACATAATTATTAATCACAAGTCGTTACCTCCTACAATAACATTAATATTAATATTTATACCTTTAATTCTGCGTTAATCGCGAGTTTTTATTTATTTTACCATATATTTAATATAAGAGTTTAAACAAATAAAGCCCGCGAAGTTTCTTAAATTTCAGTGATAATAGGTTTAAAATTGGTATCAGCACTGTTGATTTCGAACAACGAAATAAGACGTGCCTTATTGCATTTATAAGATTTTTTGGTTTGAAGATCTTTGTAGAGGAATGCATATTTATATCCCTGACCCATTCCTGTGAATACATTTTTACCAACAATCTTTCCTAGAAGATCAGCTGGCAACCCATGTTCGAACCGTTTATTTCTAAATCTCTCGACCTCTTCTGATACAACTGATC